TCATCTATATCGTAAACACCCTACCACAACACCAATCCCCCATAGAAATGCCATTATTGGCCATACAATAAACATTGAAAAACTTGGGAATCCGATATTTTCTAAAAATCCATAACTAAAAGTTAACAGTGCTGTCCCAGTAAAAGCAAATGCAAGTGCAAATAATTGAATATGTTTTTGCAACTCATCTAATCTAGATATCTGCCTCAATACACTCCAGACTACTAATAAACATGGAATTACGGGTAATAGTGTAATAAAAATTTGTACTGTATTTTCAAGATTATCTTTCTTTAAATAGCTTAAAGAAAATACTAGTACTACAAGATAGAGTATTAATGCAGAACCAAGTTCAACCAAATATTTATATTTTTTCATACATCTCTCATGTAAAGTAAACTTTACACAAAGTACCTCACCCACATCAAGATGTAAAGTAAACTTTACATATCTTTAAAGTGGGATAGGTAAAATGTTTTAATGGCAAACTACAAACTTATAGATTAAGACCTAGGTCACTGACTAGATCTATTCGAACCTACGTTCGACTATAAAGCCGATGTTTATCCTGGCTACGACTGCCTCTTATTTTTTCTAAAGATGGCCACACTTATGATCTCTTAACCGACTTTGAGCACATAGAAAAAAGGAATGTTTAATGAAAGCTATGGATTGTATTCATAGCAAGTTTGGAAAGAAAAAATTAGGTGTCGGTCCTTGTTTTGTGCCTAATCGAAACTGGAGCATGAGCCGTGATAAATTGAGTAGAAATCCATTTAAGTGGGATGAGTTGTTAACGAAAAAATAACTCTCTTTTTATCTAAATTTTAGATTATTATTAATTAAATTAACTAGCTTATTTTAGATAAATTATGTTTGTAGAAAAAATTAAATCCACAGATTCAATACCTGAAATGATCACGTTATTTATAACTTTTAACTTTATTATTCAAACTAGTTATAAATTTGGTTTTCTTTCAAGTTATGGATATTGGACTATCTCTTTATACAATCCAATTGAGATAATGTTTGGAAATTTAGAATTGATTCTTACTTACATTTTAGTTTTTACATATGTAATATATGATAAGTTTACTATTAGTTCTTTAATTGGAATTTTAATAACATTCATTGTTCCATTTATAAGCCAATTTATCTTTACTGGTATTTTTCATATTCCAACTTTTTCGTATTTTGCAATCACTATAGGTATATCTGGAATTATATTAAAAAAAATTAAAGATAATGACTTAGCTGAAACATCTCTCTTTTCAATTTTACTATGTATTTTACCTATGGTTTACGGAATTTACGAGAATCATAGTTTAAAGGTAGATAAGCTGACAAAAGCAACTTTAAATATAAGCACAGATAAAGAATGGTATATTTTAGATAAGTTTTCTGATAACTTAATACTAATTAGTAAAGATAAAAATGATTTAAAAGTAGTAAAGATTAATGATTTAAAAACTATAAATATTAAATAATTTCATGATTAAATTAATCTCATTGGCTATGTATCCATTATAAATAGATACACGGCCAATCTAAAAACTTTATAGAAAAATGCGATTAGAAATCCAGCCATAGAAAAACTGCTCTTGGCTTTTATTTCGCTCACAAATCTCGATATAGCGCTGACCTTGCATAATGTTGAGAACTCGAACCAGGACTTTCTCACCCTCTTTGCCACGTTTAGCCAGATATGTTTTAAGAGCACCTAAGGTATTAGAGCCATACACGCCATCCACTTTCAAATCTGCATATCCTGCTTTGCCCTGATTATTCAGTAGGTTCAAAGCACGTTGTAAAAGTGGTTTTGCAAAGTTGATACCACAGTTCACACCAGTGTCTAGAAGCTCTTCAGCCACAGCAGAGCTAAGATTATTCACCTGATCAAATCGCGGTAAAATCCAATAGTTTTTGCGATAAATTGCTTTGGCCACATCAAGAGGCAAATCTTTCATATTACCCTTATAGCCGTTTTCACGTGCTACAGCTTGAGTAATACCGTATTTGGTTGCACCGCCTCGATCTGCTGGGTTATTTACATATCCACCTTCACGTTTAATTAACTCATCAAGATATTGTTCAATATTCATCTCAGTTTCCTTTAGATACAAAAAAACCGCCCGAAGGCGGCATTAGCTGTTTTCAATGTCTTTTCTGGCTTTCTTAAACTCTTTGATCACTTCAACGATCGTTTTACCTTCCTGTTTGTCAATGAAATTAAAGATCCAACGGACTAAAGCCCAACCGGGTAAACCACAAACAAAGAAGAACCCACCAAGTGCAATCATCCCCCATACATCAGTAACCCATTCATGAAGCCCCCACTTCACAATAATGAATGAGCCACCAGCAAGGCTTGAAACAACCGTACAGATCAAACCAACTGCCCACTCTTGTGGTGAGCGTGGCATACGAGTCATTAATACAACTGCTGCAACCAAACCGACTGCTAAAGTCACCATGATTGCAATCCCATATAATTTTAAAAGTGCTGTAAAACCGCTAGTGGAAACTGGTTCCATTAATTTCTCCAGATATTTTTAGACAATAAAAAAGCACCCGAATTGGGTGCTCAAAGTTCTTATAAGGTTTAAAGGGTTTGTAAGATTTTCCCTCCATTCATTAATTTGGTTGTAAGTGGAGCAACTCCCACAATTGCAGGTCCTCCCAGTCCCGGCTGGCCTTCAGCCGTTCCATGGTATTGCCAGTTCCACGTTCCATCATTAGTGGACTTGGTACCACGTTCGCCCCAGTTTCCGCCATCACCTGATAATGGAGATCCATAACGGTCATTTTGGGTTCGGTAACCTTTACCGGGCACTGCAGCTTCAGCATCGGTTACTTTGACAACCATAAAGTCACCATTTAAGTACCAACGCCAGTCTTGTGAATCGTTAGTAATAGGTTGTCCGGTCATAACCCGACCCAAAGGTGCTCCAGCTCCACCGGGAATACCCTGAACTCCATACGATAATCCTGTATAAATACCGCTTGGTGTTGCTCCACCACCTGAGCCGCCTCGAGCCAGAGTTCCACCATCAATAATCAGGTTTAGTTTACTGTGCCGGTTTAATAGACCGGGTGCTCCCTGAAAACCATCACGACGGGTTTTGGTAAAGTTGTAATCCGGATCGGTAGACCATGCACCAAATGCCAAATGTGGCAATCCTCCATCACCACCACGTCCAACAACAGCACCTTTAATAGTCAGATTTACCACCAGATCGGGCGGGAACTCCCCTGTATCTATCGCCGGTAATTCTGAGGCAGCTGGAACGATATACTCTCGTTTTGCAGGACTAGAGTTATAGTCGAATTTATAGACAAATCTGGTTTCCGGTCGATAAGAACTTGAACTTGAAACCAATGCACCTGCTTCAACTACAAAACTGATTTCGCCAGTCGTTGGTAAATCACCTCTTTGCATTTGATATAAACGTGCCAGATTAATATCAAGCTGGTCATATCGAATATAAATCGGTGAATCATCTACCGGCACATCAATAAAGTCCTTGTCATTGAGGTAATACCGTTCATCGTAATTAATTGCAGTAATGGTATTTGAGAACTGGTCAGCAGGTTCTCTTTTTGCAACCAGATAAGGCAATGAGCCTTTGGTATCGTCATTAACCACCGTATAGATAGTATTCACAAAATCATCAGGACTAAGCTTTAAGGCCCCGTTCGGTAAACGGCCTAAAACCACCTTGTTCTTGGCAGATCCAGCGGTAACAGGAATAAGGTCCACTGTGCCATCCCCCATTTGCAGATAGATCACATAGCTCTTGCCTGCAATGAAATCTACATCATGGCTTAAGGTGAGGATTAAACCCTCTTGCTGTACCACTTCCCCGCTTTGATGAATACCATTGCGATAATCTGCTACGGCAATACGGTCACGTAGCACAAGCAATTCAGACTCAGGTGCCGCATCAAAGGTGATGGATTTACGTTGAAACCGAAGCTTGTTCCAGATCCGGTACGCATTGAAATGAGCTTGCCACTTGTTTCGCACCCCAACTGATTTCACTTCTTTAGGGTTTTTGGCTCCTTTATCTGGTAAATAGATATTGATACGGCTATCGTCGGTCGGATCCGTGTATTCATAGATCAGTCCGTCGTAGTCATCCATCACGCCAAAGGTCAGGTCATGCTTGTAACTATCCGGAATGATATTCCTGAAGTTAAACAGCATTACAGAGTTATCGGTTGGCCGTTCAAAATAAAGCTTGAGCTTATTATTTTGACGATATGCAGTGCAAAATACGGCATCACAAAGATTGGTAACCAGCTCTTCAAAAGACAGGTTTGTATCATCAATTGTGGTACAGAACTCAGCCGCTAACGGCGTACCAAAATAATCCACTACATCGTTATATGTGCGATAGATGTTTTCCAGATCAATCTCATCGATCGTACGGCGGCCAATCTTGTCGTCCAGTGCCATTGAGACCAGCGCATCAGCAAAGCTAGACGTTGGATATAGCTCTGTTGTCATTGCCCCGTTTTTATAAGTCGGCAACATTCGCTGGAGATCAAAATTGATCTTGCGGGACTTAACAGATAAAGCTCCAGTGGTTGCATAAGTACGCGCACGAAAAACCGTTTCATGCTCATACACTGTGCTTTGCAAAGGATAAGCACCGTAAAGCGCCTGCCACTTTACTTCATCAACAACTGTTGTAACTGCCGGAGTCGGAGTTAAACGGCGTGCACGGACACTACAACGCCCCTGAAACGTGACCATATCAAGTGTTGCGCCAACGGTCTGACGTGACTTTGCCGAACCTTTCAAAATAATCTGCTTCAGCATCGGATTACCAATCGCTGCACCAGATTCATTTACCGGTGTTACTTCAACTTCAATCGTGACGTTAACAGCGGCCTGATTCCCACCTGAAGAAACGGTATAAAGTCCATTGGTGGCCACAAAATTACACAGCACCCGGCTACGTTCAACATTGTCCAGAATGAATGGACCAATCCATTTTTCACCTATTGAACTGATCTTTGGTGACAAAGCTGCAGTTTGTTGGTTATTTAACTCTTTAAGCTTTAACCAGTTAGCATTAACGGCCGCCGGATTTGATAACGTCATTCGATCATCAGCTACCGATAGAACACTGTAAGTGCCGTTTAAATCATAAGTCTGGCCGTTAAACGTGAATGAAGCATTGGTGATTTCTACGCGGTCATTACTTACAAACTTAGTGGTTAAATCCGTATTGTTTGCAGATGCCCGAAGGATCTCGTTTGGATATGCAAAATGAAGATAATTGGTACCTTCTAAAGATTGTGTATCAGCAGGACGTAAAACTTGGCCATTAACAGAAGTTTGATGCTGAACCGTTAAGGGTGGAGTTGTAATTTCGGTACCAAGCGAGAAATATGGCTCACCCGAGACAATATCGACACCCGGTCGATAGACTTCTACCGATGCACCGGCAATATCGACAATATTGGTTTCACCGTCATAAGCTCCATTGATTTTATAGTGTCCACGACCAATACAGCCCACTACATGCTCAACTTCAACGTTGTTTTCATATACCTTGTAAGGTACTGCGATTAGGTCGGGAGTATTCCACCCAGCTCCATAGTTATCAGCAATACGACCATTCACCCGGATCTTGTTTTCCCGGTTAGAAAGTTCATTGTTTGCTGAAGAAGACTGGTTAGTATTTTGAGTCGTTTGTGCTATTGATGGCGTCGGCATTAAAAATGCGATCGCAATACTAATCACAATCGAAACAATAGCCGCGACCCATTTAGGGTTCTCAACTACGATAAAAGTGCCCGGTAAGAAATCAAGCTGCTTTAAGTCATATGCATTCTTCGGTGTGACTTCATTCGCAAATGAAATTTCGGCATGATCCATATTGCTTGTAGTATGAAAGATACGCACATGTTCAGGCATATGTTCATATTTTGAAGTGAGCCATTGCCCAATGGTTTGAGCCTGTTCAATTGTCTTTTCTTCAGACAAAGCATCTTTTTTATAAATAACTTTAATCATAATAACTGACCCGATTAAACCCCATTCCCATCACGACCTCTTCAGGCAAATAAGTGACTCCGCTTTCCATGAGGTGAAGAATCTTTTGCCCACGAAAAAGCCCCACATGCGGGGGCTTATTTCTTTGTCTGGGATGGAAGACGACTATGCAGCCTTCCTTGGGCATGGGCAGCGGATTTAAAAGTTTTAACCGTGAAGATAAAAAAGTAATTTTGCCCTTAGGCTGCATAAAGAGTTCAAGCGCTTCCGCCCGATCTATACCGTATAGGTCCATTGCAGCTTCATGAACAAAGTGAACACAATTGTAGTGTTCATCGTCATATTGCCTATCGAGCAAATGATCGTGACTTTTCATATAGCCCCCTTCAAGCCACTAAAGCGATCCAGTGCAAAGATATCTCCGGTTTTAGTGGTATTTAATCGCGGCGATTCAGCCTTGAATGTCACAGCCTTATGGTTCATGGCAACACTGGAGAGTTGCAGTCCAAGTAAATAAAACATTGGAGAGTTCAGATTGTCTGAACTGTAAATCCGGTAATTTACGGTTGGCTTTACATCGGGATATTGGCCTTCGATTACCCGTTCAAACTCATCTGGCATCACATCACCTAGACCAGAGATAGAAACGGTTAATGTCTGGTCCAGATCACCCAGCATTCCGGATCTTTGAATAGATGCTGGTAAAAATTCATAATAGACCTGACCGGCTCCTTCCTTATGTTGAACATAGACACCTCGGTCATCATTACGGACTATTCGGTATGTGTTCATAAAAGAAGGATGAGAAAGCTCAATACACTCCAGTTGATAAACATCTACTTTCCGATTGAAAAAGAATTTGGCATATTCGTTATCCATCAGACCTCCCAATCCTTAATCAAAGCTATATCGGCCGTAAGGTTAGACTGGTTTTGAACAACTTCGAGCTGCGCGTTCACACGATATAAGTTGCCGTTGACTTCATTGGTCTTGAACGAGTTTGGAATGAAATTGCATAGATATTGCTGACGTGTTCCCTGATCAATCACCAAATCCGCATAAAATGAGGCTGGCTTGTTCTGGTATACACGCCAGAAGGCCATCATTTTATTGAAATCGGTTTTACTTAAATTCCAGTTCACATCAACAATGTGGCTGTTACGTTTTACATCGATGTAATAGCGACCACGACCGCCATCCATCTGCTGACGTTTCACATCATCACCTGGTGTTACGCCATAGCCGCTGGTCTGAGGATTTAGCTTTAACTTGTACATAACTTTCCTTCAGGTAATAAAAAACCACCCGAAGGTGGTCATAAAAAATTAACTATTCTTTTTTTTGAAAAGAATTTTATGGCTCTCACTTGTTGTTGAGAAGGTAAAACTTACCTCATCATCATTTAATCCATTTTCATCAAAATCATGCAGACTTATGTTTCCCCACATATCTTCATAACACACTGAAAAAACTTTCATATCGTTTTCTTTGTTTTGAAGCAAATAATAACCGAACTTTTCTTTACATAAAGTATTTGAAATTCCAGCTAATAATAATAAATCGGTTATATTATTTGCACTTTCATATCCAATCCACCTATGAATTTTAAATTTTATTTTTGAATAATCGAGCCCATTAATTTTAAGAGAATTAGTAGTTATGTTTACATTAGGTTGCTGCAAAGTTTTTAAAGAAACCTTAACCTCCCCAATTTCAATTTCTGAACTTTCTTCCATGTTCGCATTTTTAATAAAATCTTCAATTGGTAAATAATCTATTAAATATTTTTCCTCAACAATATAAAAATAATAACTTTTATTAGAAGTACATAAGACTGATATAGACGGATTGATATAAAAATTATCATCATTTCTCTTGTAACGTACCAGTTCACTACCTTGGGAATCACTTGAGAAAGAGAATAATACTCTAGGCGCTCTTCCCCCCATTGATTTGAATTTAGAAAACTTTGCAATTGTTGTCTTAAGCTCAGTTGAATTTAAGGTACTTTTTACCTCAAAAACATACTTGACGGCTTCTAAAGGGACAAACGCAAAGTCATCCTTTAAATAAGGCGGTAGTATTTCATCATCATATATAAAAAAGTCTGTCTCATTAGATTGCTCACCCTTAGAGTTTTCAATAATTCCCTTTGATATATTATATTTTTTAGGAATGATCTCTTTTATTAATGAAGAAAGTGCATTCTCATTTAACCCACCTTTCACACCTTGGTGGATAATTTCTTTATTTACTTCAAAATCACTTTTTAACGCATTAACTTTGGCATTAAATTTTTCGGAGATGACAGTCATAGAAAAACTTTTAAAATTCATAAATTAGTTTCAATAAACTACTAACATTTGCATATAAAAACCACCCCAAAAGGTGGTTTACTAAAACAATATTTAGCTAGTTAAATTAATTAAAAATCTATTTAACATTACGAAATGGGTTTAAGTATATTTTCTTTTCCATCTTCAAAAATCTCTTTCACTACGAACTTGCAGTAGGCTCCATCTTGAAATGGTTCAGTCAGTAAAGCTGGATTCACAAAATCTTTGATCTGTTTAAAACGGATCAATTCATAATTTCCATTTCTTTCCAACTGATAGTCCATTTTTACATCACAACTATACATAGTAGTTGACCCAAT